AATCTTTTTCTTATATTAAAATTAACATTTTTTATAATAAAAGTAAAAAAGATTAGAGCAAACTTAACAAATATTATAATTTATTATTGACTTTCAATTTGCGTTAAGTTACTATAGTAATGTAAAGTTAACGCAAACGCAAAGAGAGGTGAAACGATGAATGCAAAAATTAACACAAGGAAAATTAAAGCAAGACGTGTTGAGTTAGACATCAAGCAAAAACAGATGTCTGAAATGCTTAAATGCTCCACGGTTACTTATTCTAAAAAGGAACGTGGCATTGTAGATTTTGAAGGCAAGGAATTACTTATGGTTTCTCAGGTATTAAAGATACCAATGGAGGAACTATATATTTTACCCAATACTTAACGCAAACGTTAATTTTCTATCAAGCACAAACATATTTTAACTGATATTCAATGAAGTTTCCTAAAAAGACACTTTATTAAATGCAAGAATTTGGAGTTTAAGAAAGGAGAAAAAAACTATGGATGAAACAAGAGAACAATATCTAGAAAGAATTATTAATGGTTCAACAGCTTACATCAATGTCAAAGAAAGAAGAGAAGAAAAAACAACAGAACAAATCATTAATGATTACATCGGTGTTCTAAATCAAATTTTAGAAATTCTAAACATGGAAACTTTAGAAGATGAAGAACTTCATTATGTAAAACATTCATTAAGAAAAAGGTTTGAAGGTTCTATCTTACTTGGAATTTAGGAAAGGAGAGGTAATCATGGCAAGAGAACTATATGGTCCATTGTTTTCAGTAAAGAAAGCAGCATCCTATTTAGGAATTGGAATTAACAGAACGTATGACTTAGTCAAAAGTAACAAGCTAAGACATATTCCAGATAAGAACGGTTCTTTGATTGCTAAAAGTGTTCTTGATGATTACATCGAAGAACAGTATCAAAAGAACATAAGTTCTTAAAAATTAAATAAGTAATTACTGGTCATCAAGGAGCCAATCTCAAAGGCCTCCGATAACAAAATAGCATTGATGATTTACTAACTACAGACATAAAAAAGAACTAATACCATACAAGTTTTTATTTAAGAGGTTGGTTCCTTGATGGCTAGTAATGGAAAGGAAAAGAAAATTTATGAGTAAAAATTCATTAATTATCATCTGCTGTATTTTGTTTGTTGTCATTGCAGTTTTAGTACACATGTTAAAGGAATTCAAATGGTATCAAAAATCCTACTATGAATTGGCAAATAAGATTGCCAAAGATAGAAGAGATAGAAAAATGCTGGTTCGTGCGGATAGAGAAATGATCAAGAGTGAAATAGATAAAAAATTTCTAGCAATTCTTAGAATTTCTCAAAGAGAGGATTATCCAAGAAATCGTTTTGAGTTGGGCTATGAATCAGGAAGATTTGAAGTAGAAGTCAAAAACTTATTTCTATCAGGTGGACTTACAACACATGAGGAAAAGTTTCTTAAAAAATGTGAATACATTGCAATGTTTGAAGTGAACGAAAAGGAGGTGTGATTTATGAAACTATCAGCAAGAGGTTTGGCCACGATTATTGTTATCGGTTGTTTTATCGCTAACTGTTTAGCAATCTTGGTCAGGAGTATATAAAAAAGGTGCCTATATCTAGGCACACAACATAGCAATTAAATTTTAAGTTATCCAAGGAGAAAAAGCAATATGAAAATAAAAAAAAGAACATATTTTCTTATTTCAATATTAGTGATGTTTTGTGTCCTTGCTCCAGTCTGTTATTACCAAAACAAATTGGATGCTTATGAAACAAAGATTCAACAACAAAAGGGAAAGATTTCTCTTTTGGAAGATTATTACAGTGATGCGTTATCTGATAAGAATCGCTTTGAAGATTTATATGACAGTGTTCAAGAAGATAACAAGTATCTCATAGCTCAATTAGAAGAGCTTCAAAAATGAAGAGCTCTTGGCCAATTTACTGTTACTTACTATTGGCCTGGAGAAGATATTTACGGTCGTTTAACTTCTACAGGTGCTATTGCTGAAGAGGGAAGAACTATTGCAGTAGATCCTTCAATTATTCCGTATGGTTCCATAGTTTTGATCAATGGCAATGAATATGTAGCTCAAGACTGCGGAGGTGCAATAAAGGGCAACAAGATAGATATCTTTGTTGACAGTCCAAAAATGCAAAAGTACACAGTAGAAATCTATATAAAAAGAGAGGAATAGAATATGACAAAAAAAGATTTAGAAGACATTATCCAAACAGCTAAAGCTGCAGGTGCAAATGTCAAAGTTGTTCAAGTTGGTTCAGCAGAAAATGAACCTGTAGAAAGACCAACAATTCCATTATTTAAATTAGAAGTTGGAATCAAAAAAGAAGGTGATGAACTTAAAGTTATGCCAACTGATGATTGGTGTTTCTTAGGAAGTATTTTTCTAGAAATGGCACCGATTGATATTGACATTGAAAAGGTCAAAGAAATGTTTACACCAGCAAAAAATGCTTTCAATCATTGCTGTAATGAACTGAATAGCTACATCCAAGAACAATATAAAGGGGCGTTAGAAGATGAAAAAGAAAGAATTAGAAGAAAGAGTTGCTGATTTAGAGAGTTCAATCATGTGTATGGAGTGTAAGGATCATCTAGACAGTGATGATTATCTTCAACTTGGTTATCTCAATCAGGAATTAGCACAATGCAAAAGGGATCTAGAAGATGGAAACTACGAACTATGAGAAGTTCTTTCCTAATTGCAACATCGATTATGTTAAAGATGAAAAACATTGGCATCAATTAAGAGGTAAAGGAATTGGTGGTTCTGATGCAGGAATTGTAATGAACGTAAACAATTACAAAACACCTTATGAATTGTGGGAGGAAAAGACAGGTGCTAAAAAGCCTGTATTTCAAACGAGTGAAGCAATCGAAAAAGGGAATGCATTGGAACCCATCCTCATTGAATTGTTCGGTGTTCTTTATAAAAACAAGTTTGGATTGATTGATACGAAAGATATCAGCCTATCAAACAAGAAATATCCATTTTTAAGAGCAAATCTTGATGGAGCGATGATTGAAATTGCAACCAAAGAAAAATGGGGGTTGGAAATCAAATCAACAACTATTCAAAATGGTGCAATGTTAAAAGAATGGGCCAATGAGCACATTCCAATTACTTACTATTTCCAAGTATTGCATTACATGATAACCACTGGATTAAGGCATTTTGTCTTATATGCAATTCTTGATATTCCGTGGGCAAATAATGGTGCAGGGAAGCAAGAAACAAGAGTTGTATATCTACACTATGATGATTTGGTGCTAGATGCAAAATATCTATTTAAAACGGAGTTGTGGTACTGGAACTTAATCGAAACACAAACACCACCACCGTTTTTAGAAAACAGGAATAAGGAATTAAAAGAAGTCAGTTAGAAAGGAGAGCCTATATGAACGAAATTCAAATTAAATATGAAAACAATCAAATGCTAGTAAGTAGCTTAGAGATTGCTAAAAATTTTGGTAAAGAACACAAAAATGTGTTGCAAACAATTGGAAATCTCGTAGCTGAAAATTCAGCCACGAAATCAATGATATATGAAACTTCTTATGAAAATAGAGGTAGACAATATCCTATGTATTTAATGAATAGAGATGGTTTCAGCTTATTGGTTATGGGATTCACAGGAAAGGAAGCTCTTGATTGGAAAGTTAAATATATTGAGGCATTCAATGAAATGGAGAAAAAATTAAATGATCCTGAATTTTTAGTTCAACGTTCAATGGATTATTTAAAAAGTCGATGTGATGCATTGTTACTAGAAAATAAAGAATTGAAACCTAAAGCTCTATTTGCTGATGCAGTAAGTGCCAGTAATGAATCAATCTTGATTGGTCAGTTGGCAAAGCTTATCAGACAAAATGGCTATGAAATTGGTCAAAATCGTTTGTTTGAGTGGATGAGAGAAAACGAATATCTAATTAAAAAGGGTGAACGTTATAATCAGCCAACACAAAAATCAATGGATCTTGGATTGTTTGAAGTCAAAGAAAGAACAATTACTAATCCAGATGGAAGTACAAGGATTACATTGACTCCTAAAGTAACAGGTAAAGGTCAAGTGTATTTCATAAATAAGTTTTTATCGTAGAAGGGAGAAAAAAGAAAATGAATGAGTTTCAATCAGGGCTACTTAATGAGCTAGTAGCTGTAAAAATCACAACTAAAGAAGAATTTGATAAAGTTATCAACTTCTTATCAATCAATAACTGCTTTCTTGTAAATGGGGAACCAGCAGTCAAATTAACATATCCAGGAGATAAAGCGTTTGTCATTTTAAAACAAGATAATGCAATCTTCTGGCAACCGGCTAACCAAGTGTTAGATGAACGTTATAAAGTTGTCAGCGTTATCGAATTCTTTAGACCAACTGAAGAAAAGGTCGTTGAGGCCAAAGCTAAAGTTATTGAAGAAGAGGTTGCTATCAACGAAAAAAACCTATCTATAGTTGTCAACCTTCCACCTAATGGTGGATTTATAGAATCGAATGCAGATGACCTTTTAAAATTAATACCAGCAATCGAGGCCAAAAAAGGTGTAGTGGTTGATGAAAAAAATTATAAAGATTTCATTAAAAAAACAATTGGAATAGTTCCTTTGTATCGAAACTACGCAAAAGATTTAAAAAAAGATTTAAAAAGAAATGAAAAACAATACATGGAAGAATTCAAAGTTTTTGAATCAAAAATAAAGAAGGTTATTGATGCATTAAATGATACTGCAGATACAGTAGCTGAAAATGTGGATGTATTTGTTCAAAAGCAAAAAGAAGCTCTTAGAAAAGAACGTCAAGCAGCTATTGATCAACTAAAAGAAGTATTAATTTCTAGAAAGATGATTTCAAAGGAATATGCTGATCAGTTCGTTTTTGATGAAAAATGGCTTAACGCTTCAACATCCAAAAAGAAATTTGAAGAACAAGTTGAAGCACAATTCAATGCTTTAATGGAAAAAGAAAAGAATGACAAATTGAATTTAGAAATGGTTGAAAAAACAATCATCAATGCATGTCTTATTGCAAATGTTGATGAAAAGCTTATTTCAAGAGAAAAATATCAAGCTCTTTTAAATACTGAAGGTCTTCCTAAAGTAACTGAAATGATTACTGATGAAGTAGACAACATCAAAAAGCAATCACAAGCGGTTGCTCAACAAAAAGAAGCAGAACTTCAACATCAAAAGGAAGAGTTTGAAAAGAAACAAAAAGAAGCAGAACTTCAACATCAAAAGGAAGAGTTTGAAAAGAAACAAAAAGAAGCAGAACTTCAACATCAAAAAGAGTTGGAAGCAGTCAAAAAACAAGCTTCACAAACAGTTGAAAATCAACCTAAATATACGCCAATCAAACGTGGAGAAGAAACGATTGCTAACGTAAATGATAAGTATATCGTTACTGAAATCAAGCAAACGCCTGAAAAGTTCCAAGGCAAAAAATGGAAGAAAACATTTGAATTTGAAGGCGATTTAGCAGCTCTTCAAATGTTGAATAGATACATGGATGTAATTAAAAACATCAATCCAACATTTAGTTTTGGAGAAGTGAAACTTGTTGAAAAAGAGTTGAGTAATCCACAAACAGGCTCAATTGATAAATATAACGTAAAAGAAGTTAATTAAATGAAAAATAAGGAGAAAAATTATGGCAGTACAAAGCATGGTACAACAAGTAAATCAAGCAAGAGAAAACAAAATTACAACAATTAAAACAGATACAGGAGAAATTAAATTAAGCTCAAATATCGTAAAAAGCTATTTGGTTGCTGGTGGAGGTAATGTAAGTGATCAAGAAGTTAAATTGTTCATTGCATTATGTTCGGCTCAAAAATTAAATCCGTTCATCAAAGAAGCACACTTAATCAAATATGGTAGTTCACCAGCAACAATGGTTGTTTCTAAAGATGTATATCAAAAAAGAGCAGACAAGCATCCTGAGTATCAAGGCAAAAAAGCAGGAATTATTGTTTTAGATGCGGAAGGTAAAATCGAGTATCGTGTTGGAACTTTCTACATTCCATCAAGGGAGGAACTTGTTGGAGGATGGTGTGAAGTCTATCGAAAAGATAGAGAGCCTGAAAGAGTTGAAGTTTCACTTGATGAATATGTTGGCAGAAAGAAAGATGGGACAGTCAATTCTCAATGGAGCGGTAAACCTGCAACAATGATTAGAAAAGTTGCAGTTGCTCAATGTTTAAGAGAAGCGTTTACTTCTGAATTCCAAGGAATGTACGTTCCTGAAGAAATGGGTGTTGAAGATGCAACAAGTGGATTTGTAGCTGAAGAAGTAGCGCCACAACAAATTGAAGCTAATACCGCACCAACAATGGAAAGCATCGTTAAAGAAGAAAAACAAGCTGAAGCAGTTCCAGTAGATGATTTTGATCCAATGTCAATGTAGAGGTTTATCAAAATGGATAAGTTAAAGGAATTTAGAAATTCCAAGAAGTTATCACAAAAAGACATGGCAATTCAAATTGGGGTTTCACCTTCGTATTACTACAAGGTTGAGAGTGGTTATCAAACCCCAAGCTATGAATTCCTATTGAAGTTTAAAAAGAAATTTCCAAATGTAAGTGTTGATAAAATATTTTTCTAGGCAAAACAAAACGTCAATAAGAGCGCTATTCTTACTGACGTTTGCCTGAATTTGTTTACTCTTTACATATGCAAGCGAAAAAAGTATAAAGCTTAATCACTACACTATATAGCGCATAATGCTTCTATGTACGCATCATCACTTATGCAGTTTCAGTTCTGCATGATAGCCTTCAAAAAAGCTAGTTAAAGGTTTGCCCGTTAGTTGATGATTCATGGGAATTGATGTAGTTCTTTAGCATTTTAACGTGTGCCATCACTGCGTTATTAACGTGATTTCCTTCACGAAAGTGAAAACTACAGAGCAATTATTTTTACGCCTGTTGACCTGTCGAGGCATCAGTTTGTTGTCCCCACAATAAGAGAACAGGGCAAAATCAAAAGTTTTGTCAAAAAGACCACTCTCCATTCTGCCACATAGGCAAGATATATTTTATCACAATTTGGAAATTTATAAAAGAAAGGATGTTAACAATGGAATGGTTAGAGAGGTAGATACGAAAGGCTATGTAAAACTGTATAGAAAAGCAATGAAGGATCCTATTTTTAAAGATTCTAAAGCATGGCATTTATTCACGTATTGCCTCTTTAATGCCACCTTTGATAGCAAACGTGGCGAGGTTGGGTCCTTCGTTACTACAATGGATCAAATTAAAGATGATTTAGGATGGAAAACAAGAATGACAGTAGATAAATTTATGAAAATCCTAAAAGAAGGTTCGTATATTAATTATAAGACATCCAATAAAGATACCACCATTTATGTACCTAATTATTCTAAATATCAAGATTAAATAAATGAATTTGTTGTCTAAAAATTATACATCCGTTGTATAAAAAATAGACACCGGTTGTCTAAAAATTATACATCCGTTGTATAAAAAATAGACACCCTATCTTTATTATATAAGAACGTAAAGAACGTAAAGAACGTAAAGAACGAGTGGTGAGAGTACACGCAATGATAACAACCCTTCGCATACGACTTTGCAGATTGCTATATATAGTAGTAACTCACACTCACAGAAAGGAATTTAGAAATTTTGGAAAAAAAGGAATTAAGAGAAATTTTGAAATTTTACAAAAGTATGTATGTAGGAGCAATGATTAACATCGAAGATAAAACTTTGTTTGCTACGTGGTATGAAATGCTAAAGGAATATTCATTTGAACAAGTAAAGAATGCGATTATTAAAAGAACGTCCCAATCAAGTTATCCAGCTAATATTCCTGAAATTATTTCTAACATTGAAGTTCCTGATTACACAATTGAAAAGATTCCACCCAACACAGTAATTATTCAGTTTGAAGATGAAGCTTATGGAAACTTTCCATTTAGATTTTTAAACTCACAAGATGCTAAAGAATATTCCAAAAAGTTTCAGGAATGCAATTACGATAAAGAATCAATCAAGATCTTACATGAAGAACATGTTAGAAAACGCAATTCTTCGGTTCTTACATATAGGGGAGAAGCAAAGGCAAGATTAGAGCAAAAACTTCAAAATCAAAATAGAGGTAAAAAATATGATAAACAGAGTAGTTATGGTTGGTAGGATGACACGTGATCCTGAACTTAGAAGAACTCAAAACGGTTCAGCAGTTACAAGCTTTACTTTAGCAATGAACCGTCCAAAGAGAAATGATGAAGAACAACAAGCTGATTATATTTCATGTGTTACCTGGAACAAGGTTGCTGAAAACGTCGAAAAGTATTGTTCTAAAGGTTCACTGGTTGGAGTTGAAGGAAGACTTCGTTCAAGAAGCTATGACAACGCTCAAGGTCAACGTGTCTATGTTACTGAAGTTGTATGTGATTCAGTTCAGTTTTTAGAAACAAAGCCTAGAGACAAATATGAAGAACAACAATATCATTCACAATCGACATACAATCCAAATCAGTACCAACAACCAACACAAAATCAGCAACAAGACAGTTTTATGAATGAAAATCCACCTTTCAACATCATGGAAGATGACATTCAATTCTAGTCTAAAATAAAAAACTTAAAATTTTCGTTTCTAGCGAGTGTTTGTTTTAAAGATGATTAACTTTACCAATTATCTAAAAACATTCGTTAGGATGAAGATTTGACCAAGAAAATAACAAATTAAACAAAAAGGAGAGATGAAAATGCTTATAAAAAAAGATGAAGAACCGTTTTTCTATAAATTCCTTTCGATTGCAAAGGAAATCATCAGGAAAAATAAAAGATACACACCAGTATTTTATGGCGACGATGAAAAGCTATATCTAGTGTGTAACAACTATGCTGCAGTTTATGATTTTCAAAGTAATTTGCTTTTAGATGATGAATTAAGAGAATTTGGAAAAATTCCTTATGAATTATCGGAATTACCGAATGGAGATATGAAATTGACAAAATCTGAACATTTTAGCTGTCAAGAATCATATTTAATTGCAATTAGAAATTTCTTCAAGCATGCGGGTTACATGTCGAAAAAGGTTTTTTCTGTTGATAAAGGTGATCCTTACAAGATTCCAAAAATCGTTGAAGTGACACAAAGATGGATTTCTGAAGAAGATAACAAGATTTTGGACAAAATAGGATTTCCAGATATCTATATGTTGGATGCAGAACGTGACAATGAATTCATTACGCTTGCTGGTGATTGGAATCCATATTATTTGGCAGCGTGTGATCAAACTGAGCTAAATGGTGGTCAAACAACCATCACAATGACAATTTACTTCAATATCAAAGATGACCCTAAGAAAAGTGCTTGTGATCAACAAGAAATGGAGCTTGTACAACAACCTACAAACTATGATGAATTCGAAAATGAAGATGTTGAAGAAATTGAAGATGAGACAGTAGAAGATGATTATCAAGAAGAGGAACAATTAGATGCACTTCTTGAAGATGCTGTTGTTCCAGAGGAATTAGAAGATGATTTCGACCCAATGCGAGCTTAATCTTGGAATACAAGCGAACTACAAGAAGTTTTGGTTTACCGTTCCTGGGGCAATCGTTGGAAAAGGTCGGCCAAGGTTTACTACTCAAGGGAAATTCGTTAGAGCGTATACACCTAAAAAAACAAGGGATTATGAAGAAAAAATAGCAATGCACTATAGAAAAACCACAACATATAAAAGCGATAAGGCTTTAAGAGTAAAGATATTTGCTTATAGAGAAATACCAAAATCAACCACTAAAAAATTAAGAGGTTGGCTTTTAGATAAAACGTTTCTTTGTACAGTCAAACCGGATATCGACAACATTATAAAAGCGGTTTTAGATGCACTCAATAACGTAGCATATTACGATGATATTCAAGTATGTGAACTTGTTATTATTCGTGAATTTGCTGAAAATGAATGTTTAAAAATATGTCTAGAAGAAATCGGTGAGAGAAGACCGAAATAGGAGGATAAAATTATGGGATTGTTTGATTTAGTTAGAGAAGAACAAGAAGCAAAGAAAAAAGCTGAAGAATCAGCTAAAGAAGATGCAGTTGTTGATGAAACAGAAAAGGCTGAAGAAGCACCAAAAGAAGCTGATCAACAACCTGCACCAGTTGTAGAAAATAAAAAACAAGCGACTGAAGAGGTAAAACAAGCAGCAGAACAAGCAACTGAAGTTGTAGAAGAATCTAAAAAAGAAGAAAAACCTGCAGGTAAAAAATCAACTAAGAAAACTGAAAAAACATACAAGTATCCATTTGGAATCTATTCTGAAGGAAGATTGATTGATGTTTCTTCTTATGGATTTGTGGATGGCCAAGATTACACCGAAAAGGAAATCACGGACATCATGTTAAAGCACAGACATTATGAATTTTCAGGAAAGATGGAGTACAACTTCATCAAAGATGACAATGTCTTAGTTGCAAATGCTGCACAACATAGAAAAGGGTAGGTGTTAAGCATGACCCAAAAGATAACTAAATATAAATTTTTTGTGATTGGAGTTGGTGGGACTGGTTCTCTTCTAGCAAGAGACCTCCCAAAGCTTCTTTTAAACACACCACATAAAATGATACTTCTTGATGGTGATGTAGTTGAATTAAAAAACATTGAACGTCAAGGATATCAAGCTCAGGATATTGGAGACAATAAAGCATTATCGTTATCGAGAAAAATCAATTCTCTCTATCCGATTGAATGTGAATTTGACGATAAATATTGCACATATGAAAGTTTATTGTCACTTATCAAAAATGATAGAACATTTGTACCAGTGCTCATTGGATGTGTCGATAATGATGCAACCAGGATGATTTTAGAGGATGTATTTAAAAGACTTGATAATGTGGTTTATATTGACTCAGCCAACAGTGATTACGAAGGGAATATCTATATCACAACTAAAAATAACGGTATCCAAAAAAGCAAATTTAGAAGTCAATGCTATCAGCTTGATTTAGATAAACATCCGCTTGAAAAATCTTGTCAGGAGCAAGCAGCTGATGGAAATGTTCAATTTCTTGTAACCAATGCAAAAATGGCTGTATCGATACTAGAACATTGTAACGCATTGTTATCAAAAGAATTGAAAGAGGGTGTTCAAGTTGTCAATCGATTTGAGACAGTTTTTTACAACTGACTATGTTCCTCATGAATTTAAAGGAAACAGTATAGAAAATTTTAAATCTTTTCAGTTTTCTTCCTCAAAATATCATAGATGAAGCAACTGAATATCTTGAAGATGATGAAGTAGCACAGGAAGAATTCATATATAAAGAGTTTCTTGTTGATCATCTATTTGCTGACATCATCCCTGATTACGGTTTGGAAGGTGTACTTTTAGCATCTTTCTTTAAAATGGATGATTTAATAATCAATAGTGATGATGCACTCATGAATCAATGGTATGACAAACAAAATAATGTTTTTGTTGAATTAGACAACAAATATGTTCCACAAGTCAAAAAAATTTTTGAAGATGCACCTTACCATACAGCAATAGACTGGTGTGAATATGGAGGTGGCTATGACGATTATTCAATGGAAATTACTAGGTTGAGACTTTCACATATACGTTTTAAAAATAAATCATTGGCCAGAAAATTCAGAAAACTTTATAAAAAACATTATGAAATAAGGGCTATGCTGGATGAATTTAATTTTGGGTTTAAAAATGGTCAATTGATTAATTGGTGTGTTTCTAACATGGAATGTGATGGCTATGAAGTATTTGAAACTGATCTTTCGGTTTTGAATGATGCAGTCAACATCTTAGGAAATGCTTCAGGAAAAATGAGAAATGAAACCGAAGAACTTGAATTCATTCTCCATGCTCTATCTGAAACCCCATCTAAACGTATGAATATAGGAAATTTAATAGAAGAACTTATTTCTTCTTTGAAATCGAATGAGGAGGTAATCATGTAATGAAAGAAGTGATTATGAGATTTTCAAATGTTCATCCTGATGTTGAATTATGTATCAAGAGAAACAAGAAAATTATCTTTAAAAAACTTTCGATTGATGAAGTAATGATGCTGATCAATCAATGCGCATCTCAAACCATTTTCAGTAGAAAAGTTAACTTATTGTCTCAAAATATTATTGGAATGGGTCCAGGATATACAGTAATCAAGCAAGAAGGACACATACAGTATGTAACATTCAACACAACAACATACAAGATTGATTTTCCTAATTCAATTTATGTTGTTAAGCATGATGGTAAAAAAATCAAAAGCATACAGAATTATCGCTACAAGAAGTACGAAGGTGGTAACACTGAGCTTTATGATTACGCTATGCCTAATGTTTTACAAGGAAATATGCTTTGTATTGGTTCTGCAGATAGAACAATCAGAAACAATGATATTGAAGGAGCGTTAAATAAAATCATTGCTACACCTTACTCACACGCTACTTTTAACGGAATCAATGGATTTTCGACAACTGTTGCTTATTTTGAATACCTTGAGGCAAATCCATTCCCTTACAAATTATTAAGAAAGTTAAACAAGAAATTAAAAGATGTCGAAGTGTAATGAATTAAGAGCTTTACTTCTTGAATGGGGCGAAGATAATTATTTGCCCCTCAAGAAAAAAATTGCATATCTTGAAAATGAAAATTATCGTTTGAGAATGCAAAATTTAAGAGTCAAAGAAAGAAATGAAAGACTCACGTTGATTGTTAAGAAAAGAAGAGAGGAAGCAAACCGATGAAAATAGATAGAGGAATCGTTCAATGTGACAGATGTAAAAGAATTTTCAAAACCAAAGAGGTCAATAATTATAAAATCTCATATCAAGCAGGTGGATTGAAAAGTGATGGTGGCTGTGGGCTTGTAACAAAAAAAGCAGAAATCTGCTCGGATTGTAATATGGATTTTGATGATTTTATGCGTAATAAACCAGTTGCAGGACGTGATAACTCATGACAGGTGAAGAATGGACAAAATTATGTAAGGAACATGGTGTTGTTGTCATTGATGCAAATTACAAGGATATGACATATGAAGACGCTGTTAAATTCTTTGATTTATTACAAACTGCAATGGATAATGCCTTTGCTAGAAAGTATGATTTGGAAACTGGCCAATATGAGGATTATGCATTGCCTGATGGAGCTACATATTACGAGGATGATATGAACAAGAAAATTGCTTGTTGCGAATGTGGGAAAGAAATCACATATGGAGCTTCTTATACATCAAGAATTATTTTGGATAAATACGGTTTCGGATATGCAGTTTGCAAGGAATGTTATTTTAAAAATGATTTGAAAGATATCGTTAAGAAAGGATGAACAAAGATGATTAAAGTAGAAGAAATCGCTGAAAAATACAAAGGCTACGAAGTGGACGAGGAGAAACTAAAAGAGTTTCTCACTCTGCCTAAACCTAAAACAGTATGGGATTTAAAAGGAAGTGATAAATATTGGTATATTTCAGATTATGGGCAAATTTGTAAAAGTACATGGATTAATTTTGAATGTGAGATTATTAGAAGAGCTATTGGAAATTGTTTCTTAACAAAAAAAGAAGACGAATTTGAAGTTGAAAGACGCAAGGTTGAAACCACTTTGTTGAAATACGGAAAAAAAGGCAAAAGTTCTCAAGATGAAGAATATTTTATTCTTTATGATTTTGTTGATAAAAAGGTTGCAATTTATCCGAGTGGAGGAGTTTGCTATCAAGGCACTATTTATTTTACATCCTATGCTTTAGCACAAAAAGCTATTAAAGAGGCTGGGAAAGACAACATCAAGAAATATATTTTTGGAGTTGATGTTGAATACGTTAAGAAAGGTTAAGGTGTAAAAAAATCTGTAGATTGCAGAAAAAACGGTACTAAGGAGGAACAACAATGAAAACAGTAAAAGAATTAGAAACTATGTTAGAAGAAGTTAGAAAAGATTTAGAAGAACTTAAAAAGAACAAAAACAGTTTTGAACCAACACCAAAAGGCTGGAAGCCTAAAAATGGAGAAAAATATTGGGTCGCACATTATAATTTAAGCCCAACAGTTTTCATTTGTGATGAAAGAACAATAACTAATAATATTATTAAATACAACCGCATTTTTAAAACTGTAGAAGAATGTCAACTATATTGTGATGTTCAAAGAGCATTTATGGACGCTTCTAGGGAGTATGTTTTAAATAAATACAACTACGTTCTTCGTTATGCGCACGAAGGTGGGGAAGTATTCATAACACCCTATACTAATGTTCAACCTACAGAATTATTTTTCGACAGTGAGGAAACAGTTCAAAATCTCATTGATAAATTCGGTGAGGAAAATATCAAACGTTACTATTTAGGGGTGTATTGATATGAAAAACTTTGAAAAATATGAAAAAGAGATTAAAGAGATAGTGAATCAAAATAAGCTTATTGCGGTTGTAAATAATAAACCATGTGTTTGTGAATGTAAGTGTACTGGATGCAAATTTGATAAAAGTAAAGGCGATATGAGAGGTTGCATAGTAAAAGCTTTTGAATGGCTCTATGAAGAATATAAAGAACCTATCAAGCTATCTCGTTTAGAATTTGAATTGTTGAAATGTCTTAAAGGTGAAAAACTTGAATATCTAGCAAGGGATAAATGTAAAGTTTATGTTCGTGCATATGGCCCTAAACCTCAAAAAGGAAATCTCGGTTGGTTTACGGAGACAAGAGATTGCTGTTGTATATCTTTATTTAGTAATTGTTTTAAATTCATCAAATGGGAAGATGAAGAACCAACTAATATTAAAGAACTTTTAGAAAATTGTGAGGTAATAGATGATGAATAAAATAGAAGAATTTAATGTTGATGAATATATAGATAAAGTAACGGAAACAAAAAGGATATTTAGACAATCGCTTGAAAAATATGGCAAAGAACCCCAATGCCGACAATTAATGGAGGAGTGCGCAGAGTTAATTAAAGCAACAAATAAAATGTTACGTTATGCTGATAGACCAGCTGAACCGGAGTATTATGCTAATTTAGTTGAAGAAATTGCAGATGTGGAAATCATGTTATATCAATTGAAAGTTATGTTTAACGTTAGTGATGATGAAGTTTTTAAAGTGAAAATTCAAAAAGCTAAAAGAGAAAAAGAAAGGTTGGAAAATCATAGAAGAAAACAAACAAAAATATGAACTAACAAAATTTGAACATGAATTATTAGTGTTTCTTCAAACTGAAGGATATAACTACATCGCAAAAGATAGCAGCGGAGAATTTGCACCGCCAAGATTAGTTGCATGTGATAAAAAACTGCCATACCACAATCTATCAGGAATGTTCACTACATATAAAAGCAATGCATTTCATATAGAAGGACCATTTGGAAAATTATTTAAATTTGTGTGGGGCGGAAACCAATTTGAAATTCAAGAACTTTTAGAAAACTGTGAGGTAACCGATCATGACAGCACAAGAAATGTTTGAAGAGTTAGGATATAAATACAGTTTTGACACATTTACTCTTGGTGGAGCAAGCCACTTCATATCATATAAGAAAAAGAGTGGATATGAGCATGTGGATATGAGCATATAGTTTTCAATCTAGACAAAAAAAGAATTCAAACTTGTGCACCTTTAACTGTAGATGAATTAAAAGCGGTATATCAACAATGTAAGGAATTGGGGTGGTTATAATGGATGATGCTTTATTGAAAATCGATAAGATGTGTCATGCTATAGGATTTGAGCCTACTGAAACTAGAAAAAATCAAAGAGTGCATGAATATTATAGAAACTACTTTTGTGCAGGTGAAAAAGATAAAGAAACTTGGGAAGAACTCGTTAAACTAGGATATGCTAAAAAAACACCCAGTACAATCATAAATGATTACTACTATTATGTAACTCAACAAGGAATAGATTTCTTAAGCAGTATTTATAAGATTAAATTGCAACCAAGAAAATAAGAGGTGGTAAGATGTCAAAACATAAATCAATACCCAAGAAAATTAGGATTAAAGTATGGGAAAAGTACAATCATCATTGTGCATATTGTGGTTGCGAACTTGAATATAAAGATATGCAAGTGGATCATATTGATTCCGTTTATGTCCATTGTGATTATAAAAAAGAAAAAACATTAGATGAAATAAATGAAATCAGGAATTTAATGCCATCATGTAGACAATGCAATTTTTATAAGTCAACTTGTAGCATAGAAGATTTTAGAGAGCGATTAAGTGATGTTTTAATGAGAAACCTACAAAAGACATTTCAATATAAATTAGCATTAAAACATAGTTTAATTGTTGAAAACACAAAACCGTTAGTATTTTATTTTGAAAAACAGGAGAATAAGAGAAATGAATAAATATCAAGAAGCACTAAATTATTTGATTGAAAATATTGAAATGTTAAATAGACATAGTGATGGTTCTTTTTGTCAACCGTATTCTTCAAAAAATACTTTGCAAGAACTGGTTGATAAAGCAACACTTAAAAAACCATTAATAGCATTTGCTGATGGCGTTACTGCTGATGGTTCAATTGTTCAAAAAACAGCATTAGTATGTCTTTTCTTGTAAATCACTTTTAGTAGAAAGACAAAAATATTGTCATTTTTGCGGACAAGCGATTGATTGGAGAGTTGAAAATGACTAAAACAAGAGGACAACTAATATCTATGTTCCAACATATGAAAACAATGTCTAATGATAATGCAATCAAACACATCAGGCATGAAGATATCGATACTACTTGTGGCTATCTTTTAGAAGATAAGCAAGAGATTGAAAAGTTAGAAAAAGTGCTTGATGAAGCGTGTAAGAGATTATCATACGAAAATGAAATAACGTGTATGCACTTAAAACAACAATACGCTTGGGCTAAAAATAAAGTGCCAAAAACCAAAGAACAAATTAAAGAGGAGTTGATGAAAGATGACTAAATTTGAATTGGATTTATTAAAAGAATTCTCTGATGATGGATGTGGTGGAGATGACTTTGATGAAATCAGTACATTAGTTGGCATGAGGATGAGAGGCTACTTTCAAGATGCCGAAGATGATGAAACCATTGATGAATTGATAGAGAGGTGTGAAGAATGTATAAGCCACCAATAGAAATAGTAATGAAAGAAGTGTTTCAAAAGATGAATGAGGATTTTGAAAATTCAGTACTTAAAGCTGTACAAAAAGTCGACATAAATGTTGATAAAGAAGAACTTCTAAAGGCTCTAATTTATGATAGAGTACAATATGATGAAGGCTATGAGGATGCAATGAATGAAATCAAGCATCCTCAACCCCTTAAATTTGAAGATTTAACTCCTGGTATGTGGGTTTGGGATAATTTCTTTACAACTTTTACAAGATTAGAAAATACATATTTATATTCTGATGATACTCTTGCCAAGGAAACTAAAATGACAACGTTTTATTGCGATGCAGGTGTTCTAACTAGGCCATTTGAAGAAAATAGATATTATCCAGTTCAAATTCCATGGGAAGGAAATAAAAAACAATGGGAACGTACTATAGAAAGTTGCAAACAGTAAAACATGCTTTGCGATACTATATCACTAGACCGAACGCCAATGAAAAGGATCTAGTAAGAGAAAAGAATTTATTGAAGTTAGTTGAAAAAGAAGTAGAAATTTATCAAGAAAGAAATCATATTCCCAAAAAGGAGGAGAAAAAATAAATGAAAAAAGTATTAATCATATTAGCAAGCGTATTTGCTTTAACTGGATGTTCAAAAGCATCTAGAGTTAATCATAATATTAGAAAAGATGCAAACAACTTTAAAATCACAAGAAAAGTCGTTGCTCTTAATACCAGAACAAACGATCCTTTGTTTACCGTTGAGGGAAAGATTTCCCTTGACAGTGATGAAGATGGAGATTTGAACGTAACAATCAAAACAGGAAAAGGAAAGTACAAGTTGTTCTATGCTCATTTATCAAATGATGTTACATACACTTGTATTCAAACAGAAGCTAAAAAAGAAAATCCTTATGCCTATGATATTCAATTCTTTCCGGCAAAAGAAGTTATTGAAAACGGGATTATTGATATTAAATCGAGTGAGTAGGTGATAAATAATGCAGGTTAAATCAGAAACTGAAAAGGATATAGAAAAACGCTGTGAAAATTTAAAAGAACAAAATGAAGCATTGATTAGTGGATTGAATCTTGCAAATGAAACAATAAACAATCTATATGGTTTGCTTCGAGAATACCGCCAACAAAAAGAAAAGATTTTAAAACAAAATACAAAACTGTTAGCGATTTATACTGTAATCATCATAGCTCATATAATCACTGCAATCATTAATCAATCATATCGAAATTCACTCATGTTTTATTTTCTCTCGGTCGTAAGTATTGTGTATGGTATTGATTTATGTAGTCAAAAATTCAAAAAAGGTGATTGAAATGAATATATTAATTAAAAAGCTTAATGATTGTCAGTTGACCAATCAAGAAATCAAATACGTTATTGGTCGTTTAACGTGTGCAACCAACTTTGATAAGGAATTGCATTTGAAAGCAATTGAAAAACTTGAAATACAAAGAAAGTACCTTGAAGAAGGCAATGTAGAAATAAAAGAAGATGGTGATAAATAATGTACATTAACCCATTTTGGTGTGGAGTTGCAGCAACTATCCTTGCTGAATTGGCAGGGATAATTGCTTATGCAATTTATCAAGATCATAAAAATTAATAATTAATTATTTTGGAGGGCAAGGAATGAAATATACAGATGAAGAAAAGAAGATCATTGATGAAGTTAAAAAATATCTTAGAGAATTACGTCTAATCAACATTGAAAAATTCTCTTTAACATTTGAAATTGAGGACATTCCAAGCCCTCAATCAATTAAATACAGTGATGAAGCTCCTGGAGGTTTTTCAAAGCCTAAAGGAGAACAAATCACTTCTAACATGTTGCGCAGGGAACTTCTAACAAAGCGCCTAGAGCTCTTTAATAAGGAACTTGATAAATTTATGCCGTTAGTATATTTACTCAACGCAGGGCATAGAAACATCATTAGAACATATGTATGTTCAAGAGGATATAATGAAATGATTGACACATTGGAAGAATCATTTTGTATCAGCAAATCAACTTACAAAAGGGAGTTTCCAAAAGCGTGTTTAGAATTATCCAAATATCTTGACATGGAACACCGCCCATCACTCGAAAAATTGAATAATATTTTTTATGAAAGCATCAAGAATGAATAAAAATTTCATTCTTTTTATTTTCTATAAATCTCTATATATGTCGCTATAACTCGCTATATGACTATATAACTCGCTAAATGTCGCTTTTTTTCGATAAAAAACTGTCCATTTTTTCTTTGTTTGTGTTATATTATTTATGTAGCTTGGAAGTATCGAAATCATTGTAAAAACAACATAGCTACAATGCTTTTTGTAAGTATGGGAATAAAATAGCATGCTAAAAGAAAAAAGGAAGAACGGCAATTCTTCCTCTTTTTCTACTTCGAATACTAGCTTTAAGTAAGTGTGGGATTAGTTCAACAACATTTTAGTTGCTACTAAGATTAAAAAGAGCATCACTAGGTATTCCATGAATACTTGCTCCTTTCCTTACACCAAAGCTAATATTCTTGCTTGATGTAAATAGCATGTTGCTAGTACCTCCGTAGTATATTTTGCACATCTTTGGATGTGCTTTTTTATTTTATCACATTTTGTTTTAAAATGTCTATTTGGGAGTGGTGCAGAAAAGCGGATAAAAGCGGTGTTTCGAATCTCTAGAAATAGTATTGAAAGCCATAAATAAGAACACTTTTATCACGAATGATAAATCTTTATTAAAAGTGGACCCATTTTGGACCCAAACTGAACCCAAAGTGAGCCCTAATTGGACCCAAAGTGGACCTAGATTGAACCCTTATTTCCATGCTATTATGCTATTGTGGTTTTTAAAGAAATGAAACAATCCCATTTAATTTAAAATCACAGTTCAGACATATAGGTTAAACCCCTTGAAAAAAGTTCCTTATGGGAGCTTTTTTCTTTTGCAAAGAACAACGTCGCAGTTTTAACTGCTGTTTATATAAATAAAAAAATGGAGGTGGTGACATGATTTGGAAAAACACGAGTTAGCGTTTGAAGACTATAAAAACGGCATGAAGCAAAAAGAAATCGCTAAAAAATATGGTACGACAATCAACACCGTCAAGTCATGGTCACGCCGTTACGAGTGGTCAAAAAAGAAGAAAAAGGGTGCACCCCAAAATAAAAGTGTGCACACCAAAAAAGAATGCAAAAAAATAGCTGAAGAAATAGTAGAAACAAGTGAGCTGGATGAAGAACATCAGCTCTTTTGTATTTATTATTTGAAGTATCACAATAAAGTCAAAGCATATCAAAAAGTAAAGCCAAATACTCCATACAACAGTGCTTGTGTGATGGCTTCAAGGTGGTCTAAACAGCCGGCAGTAATAGAAGAAATAAATCGTTTAAAAAAAGAATTGTATGAAGATGCTCTTCTTGATCCACAAGATATTGTTCAAAAATATATTGATATTGCCTTTGCTGATTTGAATGATTATTTGGAATATGGCCGAGAGGAAGTACCAGTAATTATCAAAAATCCTGATACAGGCGAGGATGAAGTTCTAAAGCAAACTGTCAATATGGTTAAATTCAAAGAATCAGCCTTTGCTGATGGAACTATTCTAAGTGAAGTCAAGCAGGGTCGAAATGGAGCGAGTATCAAATTGGCGGATAGAATGAAAGCATTGGATTGGTTATCAAAACACATGAATATCACTACTGAAGAACAAAAACTCAAAATTGAAGTATTGAAAAAGCAATTGAATACGAATGATCAAGAAGATGATGGAGTTGAAATCATAAATGATGCACCAATTTAAGAAAAAACAGGTTCGTATTTCAGATATTGTCATTCCAAAGTTCTTGACTTGCTTCAATGATATTTCACATGTTCATAAAATTATGGATAGTGGTCGTGCTGGAACAAAATCAAGTTATGCTGCTATTCATGGGATTTATAAGATTGTAAGTGAAGATGAATGTTCGGTAATTATTATGAGAAAGTTCCACAATAAGCTTTCTAAGACAGTCTACAATGAATTTAAACGAGCAATCAAACGTTTAGGATTGAAGAAAAAACAATTCAAGATAACAAAGAATCCAATGAAAATTACATATCTTAAAAATGGCAATTCGGTTTATTTTACAGGAAACGATTCTATTGATGATACAAAAGGGATCATTGATGAAGAAAAGCCTATCAAACTTGTTATTTTAGATGAGCTGACCGAGTTTTTTGAACGTGGCCAAGGAGAAGATGAAATATCCAACATAGAAGCGACATTCGTACGTGGTAATGATGATGAATTCTGTATGGAGTATTATTTCAACCCTCCTAAAAATCCTAACGCATCCATTTTTAAATGGGTCAAAAAGATGGAAAAACGTAGTGACTGCATTCATATCCATGTTGATTATAGAGATGTTCCAGAAAAGTGGCTTGGTAAAAAGCTTATTCAATCAGCAATGGAAATGAAAAAAGTCGATGAAAGAATGTACAACTGGATTTGGCTGGGGATATCAATCGGACTGGATGAAATCATTTATTATATGTTCGATAAAGATAAACATGTTTTGGACAGAAATCTTACAAATGATGAAATAAATGGAATTACAAGGATTGATGCATCTTGCGACTATGGTCAAATGAATGCAACAGTATTTGAGTTTTGGGGACTCAACCCCACACAGAAAACTGTTTTTGGACTTGATGAATTCTATCATTCAGGGCGTGAAAGTGGTAAACAGCTGACACCTAGCGAGTATGCTTTTAAATTCAAGAAGATGTGTGAAAAAATCAAGGAAGAATTTGGTCAGTATCCACAAAGTCTTTATATTGATCCAAGTGCAAGAGGGCTTGCTGAAGAAATCAAAAGAGCTTGTCCTTTCATTAAAATAAGAGGTGCTCAAAATGATGTCAAATTAGGGATTTCAAGAGTCCAAAAAGCAATAGCATTTCAAAAAGTACTGTTCAGTGCACGTCAGGAAATGCTTTTGAATGAAATCGTTATTTACAGCTATGATAAAAAAAGCATTGAAAGTGGTGTTGAAAAACCAGTAAAAGATGATGATCACTGCATGGATGCATTGAGATATTACATCATGGGCATTTGGAAATACATTAAAAGATATCTTCCTGATGTCGAGAAGAATGAAGGTGGTGAGGATGATTAGTGTTTACAGCAATTAAGAAATTTCTAGAAAGGATTAAGAACAGAATGTTTGCAACAAAAGATATAAATAAATTTTTCGATATCGATATTGCAATGTCGAATGACATGGTCGATTCAATTGATTTATGGAATAAGATTTTAGAAAACAAGCAGCCTTGGCTAAGTGAAGAAAAAGGTGTCAAATCATTAGCATTGGCACAAGGGATCAGTGAGGAACTTTCTAAAACTTCAACAAGAGAATTGATATCAAAAGTCATATCAAATGATTTTGTCAATCAGGAATATCAAGAATTCATTAAAGATATGAATGAAAATCTTCAATGGGCTTTAGGCGAAGGCGGTGTTGTTTTTAAGCCATATGTAAGTGACAATCAAATATTTGTTGATGTTGTACACGCTGATAAGTTCTTTCCTGTTACGTTTAACGGAAGAAAGAAAATCACCGCAGGTATCTTTGTAGAACAGATTTTTAAAGGCAAAAACGTGTATACTCGATTAGAATATCAAAAATATGAAAATGGAGTAAATACGTTTGAAAACTATGCATTTATGAAAAAAGATTATTCTCAAGGAAACTATAGCTTTTATACTGATTTTGGCAATCAAATTCCATTGGATACTATTCCAGAGTGGAAAGATTTAGAGGAACATTTTGAGATTGGTGGCGTTGACAGGCCACTTTTTTCTTACTTCAAAACACCAGTCATCAATACGATTGATAAGATGTCTCCTCTTGGAGTTCCATGTTATGTTAAGGCAATCAATCTGATTAAAGATGCAGAGGAACAATACAGCAGATATATTTGGGAATTTATCGCTGGTGAAATGGCTGTTGAGGCTTCTGGTGACGCATTTGAAATTGATTCACACACCCATGAGCCAAAACTTCCTGAAGGAAAGAAAAGATTGTACAGAACATATGATATTGATAATTCTTCAGGACAAACAACTAACATCAATGATTTAATCAAAGTACACGCACCACAATTAAGAGATGCTAATTATGCTGCAGGATTCAATGATATTCTAAAGAGAATTGAGTTCGAATGTGGTTTATCGTATGGGGATTTAAGTGATCCACAACAAGTCGATAAAACTGCAGAAGAAATCAAGTCATCCAAACAAAGAAAATATGATACTGTTTCAGCTATTCAAGACAGTTTGAATACTGTACTTGAAGATATAGCATATGCAATGAATGTTTATGCTATCGGAATGGGCAAATCAAAGTCTATGGAATGTGTTGTTGAAACTGATTGGGGAGACAGTATCTTGACCGATACTGAAAAACAAAGAAATATCGACCTTCAAGAAGTCAATGCTGGTTTGATGCCTGAATGGAAATACAAAGTCAAATGGCAAGGCATGAGTGAAGAAGAAGCAAAAAGAGAAGTTGCTGAAAACTCAGATGATGGCATTGAATATGATGATGCAGATGATGAAGACGATGCAGAAGAGGATGTAAATGTTAACTGATAAATTTTTAGAAGAGTCGGGTGATGATGTCTCAAATGACTTCAGCACATTGGAAACTCTTCTTTTAATTTGGATGGGTTTGCGTTTAAGAAATCTTGCATCTTTAGAAGATATCGAAGAAGAGTATCCAAAATGGAAAAATAAAGCCTGTAGAGAGTTTTTTGAATACTCGGGTACTGAATTTCAAAAGGTCAAGAAATCGTCTCAAAGCAAAGTAAAATCGGCTATCAAGAATGGAATAGCAATGACGGTCAGCAATATTTTTTCGAGATTGAAAGATACTGATGCTCAAACTTCTAAAAAAGACATGTTGAACAGGTCAAATAAGAATTTGAACAAAGGTATCAAGGATACTCAAGGCGAAATCAAAAATCTTTGCAACATTTCAAGAAAGTGCACCAACAAGCAGTTTATAAAGGCGTGTGATGAAGCATACTCTAAAATCGTTGCAGGAAACAATGCTGATAAAGCTATTGAATCATCAATCAGAAAACTTTCTCAAAAAGGTATCGAAGTAGTTGGTTATACTGATCATACAACTTCAATGGATGCTGCAGTTAAAAGAGCAGTTACAAGTGGTGTCAATCAAACGTCTTTGAAATTTAAAATGGATAACTGCAAAGAGTTGGGCATTAACATTGTAAAGACTTCAAGTCATGGAGGTGCTCGACCATCCCATCAGGAATGGCAAGGTAAATTATTTTATCTTCATACTCCTGTAAAAGGTCTACAGAACTTTAAAAAGGCAACGGGATATGGCCGTGTTGATGGCCTAGGTGGAGCAAACTGTAGGCATTCTTTTTATGAGGTTACTGATTATGAGTATAAGAACAATCTAGTCGATACCGAAGAATTTGACAAGAACAGGAATGATGATCAATACGAGCTGGAACAAAAGCAAAGATATTATGAGCGTCAGATTCGTTCTTGGAAGAAAAGAAAGAATATTCTTGATGAATGTGGTGTAGATTCCACCAAAGAAGCTAAAAAGATTAGAGAATGGCAAGATAAACGTTCTCAATTCATTAAAGAAAGCAACATTCAATTCAAGAAAGAACATGGTATTGATAATGTTCTTAAAAAGGCTTATACGAGAGAGAAAGTTGTTAATAAAAATATAGATCAAATGTATAGACCTGTTAAAAGAAGTGGTTCTGATATTGATTTCAAATACAGCGAGGATGTAAAAATCAAAGCTCAAAGAGTAACTACTTATGGTGATGAAGTATATGTTTCAGACAATACAAAAATCAAACCAATGACACTTCATAGAATCAAAACTCATAATGATGAGATACTAAAAGAGTATGGGATTGATAAAAAACCTAAAATTGTAATATTTGACATAAACGAATACAGTGGAGCGTATGGCAAATATAACGCCGTTGACAACACAGTATATTATTGTTCTGATATTTTAAGCAAGGAATTAAAAAAAGATGTGGATACCGTAAGGCATGAATTATGGCATATGAACCAAGCAGAAGAATATAGAGCTAAATTTGGTGAGATAACTGATGAAAATCATCTTGATTATATTGCTTACACATGTGGCGTAGCAAAAAAATACATTGATAAAATGGGTATTAATGAATATAATGTAGGTGAGATAAGTGATTACGCCAAAAAGATGTATAAGTATTCACGTTATGATGAAGTGGAAGCTGAATACATAGCTTCAACTAGCAGAAAGGGGCGGAAATAAAATGGCTTTAAGACATTATCCTAAAGAAATAGAAGAACTAATGAAAATATGGGAACCGTATGAAGATAAAGTAAAAGATGGAGTTATGAGAGATGCCCCAAAAGAAGCGATTGAAGCGTTTAATAAGTGTAAAAAATGGGCTTGGGAACAAGGACAATAAATAATAAGTCAACGAAAGTTGGCTTTTTCTTTTACTTAAAATCAGGAGATTTGATATGAAAACTTTAATAAAAGTATTATTCGTTCTTTTAATTGCTTTAAAGCTTATTGATCTATTCATTTGTGGGTTATGTAAAATTCTTATCCCACTTTTTATTTTCGGTTTAATTATGATGGTTGCTTTTATTTTAGAAATTTTTTAGTAAAAAAGGAGAAAACAAATGGGTTCAGGTGAATTTATTGAAATTTGTAAAGAAGAAGTTAGAAAGCACAATGAGCAACACATGGATAAAAAAGAAGATTTTGTAGTTTTTGTTGTATGGCAATGTAAGACATTACAAAACCATAAGGCTATTTTAAGTGCATCAAATAAAGGAGCTATGTTGTATGAATGTACGTACAATGGAGACAAGAAAGAGCTCTATATTAATGCTTATAAGAAATTTGAAAATAGATGCATAAAGTTAGGAGAATAGAAATATGAAATTTAAAAGAGCGTTTAAACTTATGTATAACGGAGAAAGAATTAAACTTCCAAGTTGGGGTGGATATTGGTATTGGGATGATGAAAAGAAAACAGTAATCATGCATACCAAAGAAGGCAAAGAAATGGATATTAGAGAAACTGAAAGGGTTATTTATACGTTATCTAATATTCTTGATGATGGATGGATTCTTGCTGATGAAGAAAACTGCCCAGAATTAGGTGGAGAAGCTACTTTTGGTTTTGATGAAGCAATCAAATATCTAAAAAGAGGGATGAAACTTGCTAGAAAAGGTTGGAACGGTAAAGGAATTTTTATCCATTTATGTGAAACAGATGCAACAACAAATCCTTTTGTTTGTATAGATTCATCTAATTTACAAACTGATAATCTAGATGCAAAGAAAAATATTGTACCTTGGGCACCATCACAAACAGATATGTTAGCGGATGACTGGGTATTTTTTGAATAGGAGAATTTTATAAATGAAATTATTCATTAGCCAACCAATGGCAGGAAAAACAGATAAAGAAATCCACTGAGCGAAATTACTTACTTTTTTCAATAAATCCGCATGTTTAATTTCATTTATAGTTAGTGCTATTGAAACAGTATGAAAAGGTATAAAACAATATAACACCCATTAAATTGGTTGTTAACCACATCTTTACGTGATAAAATACTTGTGAAAAGAGTAGAATAAATATGTGGAGGTGGGATTATGACTTATCAAGCATTACCTGTTAGCTTTTTCGAAAATCTTAAAACACAAAAAAACGCTAAAGTTGATAATGATGAAGTTGTTCCATTTCAATTTAGCGAAAAAGTGTTAAAAGGAGAAAGTAAAGTAAAAGCTACTTTACCAAAGAAAAAGAAATGTGCAGAGTAGGAGATATTATTTTAATTAGAAAATATATTGGAGAAGATGGCGCACGTCAAAGAAATCATCCTTTCATTGTATTGAATGACAGTGAAGGTAAAATTGAAGGTTTGCCATTTGATCTAACATGTTCAGTCATGTCTTCTTTTAAAAACGAAGAGCATCGAAAGAAGAAACTTTCAATGAAGCAAAATTTAGAAATTACTGTTGAAGATGGGGTTAAGAAAGATGGCTTTATTAAAGCTAATCAAATTCATTATTTTCAAAAAGATAAACTTGATTATATTGTAGTCGGTTCGGTAACTCCTGAATTATTTGCTGAACTTATGAAATTAATTGAAGAACTTTTTAAGGATGAAGAAATATTGGTAAATACTTCTAATCTTTAGAAATTATCAAGCCACGAATAAGTGGCTTTTTATTTTGGATGAAAAGATATGAAATAGTATGAAAAGGTATGAAATGATATAAAAAAAGCTCCTACTCATTTGAGAGGAAGCTAAAGTGCATATCATCTATTACAAAATTATCATATTTTAAAGTATCAGTAGTATATTTATCAATTAATGATTTAACAACAATTTCGTAAGTATCTGCATCAATTGTTTTATCGTCATAAATAGCTTTTACTTTTGACCATTTTGTTAAAAATTCATTTAATATAGGATTTTTGACTATTAAAGACATATCGTATTCATCTTGAGAGTAATGATACTCTTCTATGTCAATATGAATAGATTTACAGATATTTACTATTAAATTGAAAATATCAGAATATGATGAGAAATCTTTTGTTTTATGAATATCAGAAAGTCCGCAAAGCCAATCTATAGAAATATTGCATTTTATTGCGATATTGTACAAAGTATCAATATTGGGTGTTTTTGATCCGTTTTCATATGAAGAAAGTGTAGTTTGAGCTACGTTTATTAAATCTCCAAATTGGCTTTGCGTTAAATTCATAGACTCTCTAAGTTCTTTTAATCTTTTTGCTAGTATTTGTTCGTTCATATTTACC